TTGCGAAAGCCCTGTTGTCTGGTGTGCGGTGGGAGCGTTTGCCGCCGATTATCAACGAGCAAATGTTGTGTAACGTCCAGCAAAACAAAGAAGTGGCGAACTCAATGATTTCTATAAACGATGTGAGACATTTAGGGGCGGGCAGTCGTGAAGAGGCGAACCAATCGTCAGTCGTGAAATTGCGACCCGACTTAGAAGCAGGTAGAGAGACCGTGCCCGCCCCCGACTTTGTTTTGCATTGTTAGCTGAAGTTGGTTTGCGATAACACAAAAGGAGATAGAACAATGTACGGATATACTTGCCCGACTTGCGGAAAGTGGGTTCCCAACGGAACCTATCATACTTGTGGACAACCGCAAGCCTACAACTGGTGTCCTTATTACGGATGTGGATGTGATTCACTGCTGCCGGTGCTGGAACGAATTGCCAAAGCCCTTGAATCACTCGTTGAGAAGAAAAACGAGACCCCAGAGAGCAAACCAATTTCCAGCTAACATCCGTAAGCACGCAACCGCCCAACTTGTGTCCGTAACCTTCGGCGGTTGACGTACTTACCGCTCGCAGAAAACAGGGGATTTCTAAGCTGAACACACAACACACATACACGCCGCAGTTACAGGAAGCACTGTTCTACAACCTGCTGACGCTTGAGCGGAAAATTCGTGAAACCATCCGGCCGCCGCAGCGCATGAGTGTTGCCGAATTTGCCGAAGCGAATCACCGTCTGCTGAGCGAGGCGGGCGCCAGCGATCCCGGCAAATATCGCATTGCGAAAGTCCCTTACGCCAGGGCAATTCTCGAAGCCTTCACGGATCCACGGTGGTGGAAAATCATCATCATGAAACCGGCGCAAGTCGGACTTACAACCGTAATGGGCGTTCTGCTGCAATACATCATTGAGATGGACGCCAAGCCGATACTCTGGGCTTTTCCCGCAAGCGATGATGCAATGGCACATTCGAAGTCGGTCATACAACCCATTATCGACGCACACCCGAACCTTGCCGCACGTGTAAGCGACGTGAAAGCGAAATCGTCGGACAACACAATTTTGCACAAAGCATTCCCGGGTGGATATCTGAAACTCATCGGACTCAACTCGCCGCGTGGTGCACGCCGCATCACCGTGCCCTTCGTGTTCGCCGACGACATCGACGGGATCGAAATTTCCACCGTTGACAAGGAAGGAAACCGCATGAGGCTGTTGGAGAACCGGTCCATCCGCTACACCGGCAAGGGACGCAAGCACGTGCACGGAAGTACGCCCACCATCCGCAACGCAAGCATGGTGGAAGATGAATACGCATCGAGCAACCAGGGGCACTTCTACGTTCCGTGTCCGCATTGCAATCACTGGCAAATGCTCGTGTTCGGCCCGAAGTCGCAATACGCTCAGCCCACACAAGGCCGCATCATCGGCGGGTTATCGCAAGGCTATCTCAAGTTCGATCCCGACAACGCAACGTGGGCATGTTATGTGTGCGAAAAGTGCGGCAAGGATATCGACGAGAGCGAAAAGCCCGGCATGGTACACAAAGCAATGCACCGTCTGGACCGTGACTTCTACTACGGCTACAAATTCGCAAACACAACAGCGGCGTTGCCCGGCGTCATCGGATTTCACTTTAACGAACTCGTCTCGCTGCTGCCCGGCAGTGGTTGGGTTTCGATTGTGACGCAATTTCTTGACGCACAACGCAGCGGCGAAGAGAAACTTCGCCCATTCGTCAACACACGCCTTGCCGAAACCTACGCAACCATCTCGACTGAATCCGTCACCGCAGAAGCGCTGCGCGATAGACAGGAAACATACTTCGAAGGCGAAGAGCCGAAAATTCCCGAACAGATTCTCGGCCTCATCGTCACCGCCGATCCGCAGATAGACCGCATTGAAGCGGGACTTTACGGCTTCGGACTCGGCGAAGAGTTATGGCTGCTCAAGTATTACCGGTTCGACGGCTCGCCTGAATACGACGACGTGTGGAACGATCTGCATAAACTCATCGAATCGGAATTTCCGCACGAACTTGGCATCGGCATGCCCGTTGCAAGCGCCATGATCGACATGGGCTACAAACAAAGCCGCACTATCGACTTTGTGATGCGTTTCCCCGACGGCCGCCGGGTGTACGCCGTGAAAGGCGCCAAAGGTCCGGGAGCGCCGGTTGTCGGACGCACGCTGCAGACACCCACCGAGCCGCAATGGCCCTACATCCCCGTCGGACGCACCGCAACGTACCGGTTGCTGTACGACCGCATCAAGAACGGCACACCGGGAAAAGGAAAGATACACTGGAATCACAACGTCCCTCACGACTACTTCACGCAACTCGCCAACGCCGAATGCGTGATCGAGTGGCGGGCAGGAACCAAGCAGGAAGTCTGGAAGCCCAAAAACAAAAACGACCGTGAAGAGGCCATCGACATCAAGCGCTATGCCCTTGCATGCTTGCGCAAGCTGGATATACAGTACGATGCGCTTCAGAAGAATTTGCGCGAGATGGTAGAAGCCGCCAAGAATCCGCAACCCAAAGAACCCGACCCGAAGCCCGTACGTCGGGAGACACATTCACGATTCAGATTGTAGGAGGATAAATATGCTCGGCTCAAGAGAAGAAATCGAAAAAACACTCACAGAGTATTTCAAAAGCATCGAACATTCGTTGATCGACCGCATCAAACCGACGACATTGTCGGGGGATACAATCATGTTTCCATTTATGCTGCCTGACAAGATCGAGTTTGGATCATTGGAACCAGGCGAACCAATCAACTACGCATTGTTCGATGTGAAAACATCCCGATTCATCGCCATCGAATACAGTATCTACAAAGGCGATGATTTTGAAATAAGGCGCATCCCGCTCACAACCAAACTTCCCCCGCCACTTACAACGCGATGACCCGCCCAAAAGATAGCGACCCGTCCCGAGTACCGCTCGATTCAGACGTGGAGGAAATGGCCTTACGCCTATCAGGGCAACTCGGCTGGCCACTCGGGCGCACAGTCAACGCCCTGCTGCGCTGCCTCATCGGCGGCAACTTTGTGCAGGAAGTCGAACTCGACAAACCCGCCAGGCTTCGTACCGAGGATGGCCGCACATTCATCCAGTCGCAATCCGGCCGGGCACGCTTCAAACTATGACCGCCATTTAACTTTGTACAAGTTTTGTACATGACAAATCACTTGAGGTAATGTAACTTTCCCATAGACAAAGAAAGGCGGAACCTCGGCCAAGGGGAAGCCAAGGGCAACACCAAAGCCTCGATTCGTGCACGAGCGGATCGGGGCTTTTTATTTGGGGGAATGTTTGAGCAGACCCGCAACACTCTACACAGGCGAGCATGCACGCTGGACAGAAACGGTGGACACCATCACCGTCACTGCAGGCTCAACGCTGCACTTTCGTCTCATCAACGCATCCGGCAAGGAAGACTTCGACGCAACGCTCAATGGCAGTGATTGGGACTTCGACGTAGTCCCGACACTCACATCATACGGCAACTACAGCGCCGTGCTGTACGAGAAGAACGCCGAGAACGAAAAGACAACCCTCGAACGCTGGACCGTCACACTCAACCCGAATCTTGCCACCGCAACAACCGGCGTGGATGGAAGATCATCCGCACGCATCATGCTCGACAACCTTGAAGCCGCACTCAAGAAAAATGCAGCACTGCCCGAAGCAACACGCCAGGCGCATGCCCGATCATGGGGATTCAAAAGCCTGAGTGAAATGATGAACGTACGAGACAGGCTGCAACGTGAAGTTGATCAGGAAGATGCCATCATCAACGGCGTTGATTCATCCACCGCACGCGTAACATTCGTCGCACCATGAGCGCAGCCGGAAACATACTACGCCGATTAGGACTTGCAACGCAGAAAGAACTGCGCGCAATTGAGCAGAAGAGCGCGCAGGAACAGGCACACGCATTGCGCACGGCGCTCACAGTCACAACACGGGCGTATGCTGCTGCGCAACAAGGCCGCCTCACTGCCAACTGGGTAACAGCCACCGGCAACCCGCTATCCGATATTCGCTCGGCAATCAAGACTGTACGGGACCGTGCCCGTGACCTGCAGGCGAACGACCCGACGGGTGCGCACATTGTCAGAATGTGGCAGAACAACGTACCTGGCCCGAAGGGCTTCTCGTTCAAATCGAAAGCAACACTCTCAAACGGCACAAGCGATGAAGCGGGCAACAAGGCCGTTGAGCGTGCCTACTACGACTGGTCGAAGCCGCAACATTGCAGCGTGACCGGAAAGATGAGCCGCCGGCAGATCGAGCACTTCGTCATGTCGCAGCTCGGGCGCGACGGCGAATTTCTTGTCCGCAAAGTGTACAACAAATCGAAGTACGGCTTCCAGTTACAGCCGCTCGACACAGAGCTGCTGGATGAAACCTACAACGACAAGTACAACGGCAACCTCGTTGTGATGGGCGTGGAAATCGACGAGTGGGGCAAGCCCGTTGCCTACTGGATTCGTGTACCGAACGAGTTTGCACGCATCAACGGCTATTATTCAACCTCAAGCCGTGAACGCATCCCCGCCGATCAGATATATCACGGCTTCGATGTGCAATACGCATGTCAGACAAGAGGCGTGAGTTGGCTTGCGCCAATCATGCTGCGAATGAAAGCGCTCACCGACTGGGAGCAATACCAATGGGCTGCAGCGCAAGTCAACTCTGCTTATGCAATGATCTTCAAAAACCAAAACGGCCAGCAATCCAAGCCGTTCGACGGGAAGCCTGCCGATGCTTCAACCGGATATGTGGAAATGGAATTTTCCGAAGCCATGATCAAAGACATCGGCAACAAGGATGTTGTGATTGACCGTGCCGAGTTCCCGAATCAGATGTATAAAGACTACCTGCAAATGATGGAGCAGCGCATCGGCACCGGCGTCGAAATGGATTACCCGCACATCTCGGGCGACTTGTCGCAAACCAATTTCAGCAGCGCCCGGTTCGGAGCCGCCAACACGCAGGAGGCATTCAGGGGCGTGCAGCTTCTCGTCATCGAACAATTCTGCGAGCCGATGTTATACGACTGGCTCGAAATGGCATTCCTGAAAAATCAAATCAAGATGGAAAGCGGACTCACGCTACCATCGGAACGGTTCGAGAAATTCGCCGAGGCGATCACCTTCACCGGCCGCACGTGGGGCTTCATCCAGCCTCTGCAAGACATCATGGCGGCAGTCGTGGCACTCGAATACGGCTTGCAATCCCCGATTGAGTGGTTCGAGGAACGGGGCAAGGATATGTACGAAGTCTACAACGACATCAAGACGGCGAAAGACCTGCGGGACAAGCTGAGCATCGGCACAAAGCTCGACGAACTCGACAAAGCAATAGCCGACATCGACAACGCAAACCCCGCCACAAAAGCTGAGAAGATCAAGCTCGGCGTGCGCACACTTGCCGACGTGCTGATGGAAATTGACGAAGCGGAAAGCACCAGCGACGCAACCCGTGTGGATGCAGCCGAAGAGAAGCTGATGCGGCAGGTACGTGAAATACTGAAACGAAGCAAAAACGGACATCATCAATCAACATGAAAGGGAAAACCACGATGAAACGCCTTGCACTCTTCGCACTGCTCATGGGTGCGTGCATCATGCCGCTTATGGCGCAGGTGAACGTCAACGAAACATTTGTGAAGTCGGCGGCCGCCTACGAGAACGAACAGAACGACACGACTGCAGTAATGCGTCTTGCCGGTTCAACTCTGCTCGCTGCGAAGCTCACGACGACAGACACCGTCGCAGTTGATGTGTACATCCAGTACAGCGCCAACTATTACAGTGTTGCGGCACCTACCTGGACAACCGTCGTCACCGATTCGCTCGTCTATGCCAACACAGCACGGGGCTTTGCTCAGTATTCAATTCGTGACACGGATTCAGACCTATTGGATGGAATCACTGGCGCTTTACGCACGGTGCTCGTATTCCGGGCCGCCGCGAACGGAGTAACGACACCGACATATAGCTTCTCATACGTGTACCGCTAAGGTGACACCGATGTTGACTCAACGAGATATTCAAACACTCATCGAGCGCTTCGGCGGCCAACCCGTCACGACCCGCACGCTTGCGATAAACAACCGTGCCGACAGAGCCGAGCCGATCACCGCCGTTTTGACGACGGAGATGCCGGCGCAGGTATTCAGTTGGGAGCGTTGGGACGTGATTACCGAAGTCATGCTCGCTGACGGCATGGTATTGCCGACGAACCGTGACAAGGTGCCCCTGCTCGATTCGCATTCGCGATGGTCAATCAAGGAACATCTCGGAAGCGTGGCAAACTTCGGCAACGTCACTGTAAGCGACTATTTGGGCAAAACGGGCGAGCTATCCTTTTCATCCGTACCCGATAGTCAGGAAGCAAAGACGAAAGTGGATGAAGGCCACGTCACGGATGTCAGCGCCGGGTATGAAGTCCTGAAAGCCATCTGGATCCCGCCCAACACGAAGCAACTCATCAATGGGAAGGAATACGACGGCGGCAAGGACGGACTGCAGGTAACAACGCAATGGAAGCTGAAAGAAGTCTCGCTCTGTCCCATCGGCGCTGATGAATTGGCAACCATCCGGAGCGAAGCCCGGCAGATGAAGCGGACGGAAGATGAGACCGACTGCCCGGAATGTGGGATGAAAACACCCGCGGACGGCACCTACTGCAAATCCTGCGGCAAAGAAATCAAGCGTGCGGCTCAATCGCCGCCTGATCCGAAACTAACAATCACACAACAATCACCGAGAGGAGATGTATCGATGGAACCAACCAAAGAGCAACTCACGGATCAGGAAAAGGCTGTGATCCGTGAAGCCGAGATGCAACGCATCCGCGACATTGACGACTGGAAGCGGCGCACAACCGGCAGAGTCGAAAACGTCGACGACCTTGCATCCACGGCGATCAAGGACAACTGGTCGATCGACCAGTTCAAGGGCGCACTTGCCGAGAAATTGGCTGCAAAGGGTGAGCCTCTTGCCGCACCGACATCCGCATTGGGCTTGACCGGGAAAGAGCAGAAGCGGTATTCGCTTGCCCGTGCCATTGCTTATCAGTGCAAGCAGCGTGGCGTGGTGGAATTTGCGAGCAAAGATATCGATGCCACATTCGAGATCGAGGCATCGAACGAGATCGCAAAGCAGGCGGGCATTTCACCACGCGGCATGTTTGTTCCATACGAAGTGCAGCCGGGCAAAGTGTTCCAACGCGACCAGACAGTCGGCAGCGCAACGGGCGGCGGTAACCTCGTCGGAACGAATCTGATTGCAAGTCAGTTCATCGACCTTCCGCGCAACATGTTTCTTGCAGACAAGATCGGTGTTCAGCGCCTCGGCGGACTCGTCGGCAACGTTGCCATTCCGAAGCAGACGGCCGCAGGCACAGCCGAGTGGGTTGCAGAATCGAATGCCGCAACCGAAACGGCCATCACCGTCGGTCAGGTAACGCTCACGCCTAAAACCGTGACGGCCTGGTACGATTACAGCCGCAAGCTGTTGCTGCAATCTACACCCGGCATCGATGCGCTCATCAATGCCGATGGCGAGAAGATTTTGCTGCTCGCTGTCGACAAGGCAATCTTCCACGGCGGCGGAACAAACGAGCCGGTCGGGATTGTCGGAACATCGGGCGTTGGCGACGTTGTTGCCGCAGGCATGAACTGGGAAAAAGCCATCGAGTTCCGCACCGATGTTGCTGTCGGCAATTCGCTCGGTCAGAACATGGCATTCGTGACGGATCCCGTCACTGCCGGCGTGCTGATGACACGTCCGAAAGAAGCCGGTTTCCCGATGTACCTGATGGAGAACGGCCGCGTAGCGGGATATCCCCTATACGACTCGAACCAAATCACCGCCGGCTACATCTTCTTCGGCGACGGCTCGACAGTTGTGCTCGGGGAGTTCGGCACGCTCGACGTGCTGGTGGATCCTTACACAGCATCCACCACGGGTGTTGTGCGCACCGTCTTCTTCAAATCCGTCGACGTTGGCGTGCGTCTCGCAAGCGCCTGGTCAGTGGCAGACGACGCATCCTGACGGATGCTGACAACTGAAAACACAGGGGCGCTGATTCACAACGCAGCGCCCCATTCCAATACACAACAATTTGCAAGGAGTAACCCCATCATGGCAGATGAAGTGAAAACCAAGACCGTGACCGTTACGCGCCGGGTCCGGGTCATCATCAACGGCAAAGTGGAGAAGTACGAAGTCGGCAAAGTCATCACGCTTCCCGTACCGGAGGCGAATGTGCTGATCGCAGGAAACAAAGCAGTTGCAGGAGCGCAGAAAATCGAAGCCGAGAAACCCGCACCCAAGAAATAGGGAACAATCGATGAAGCAGACGATCATCATGCTTGCGCTGGTACTCATCGGCGCAAGCATTTCGCAGGCACAGAGCAAAGAGGCGCTGTACCGTGACAAGATTCACACAAACGCATACTTCAGCGGCGCTGGCGGTGACAGTCTGTTTGTTCACGCCAACGATGCGCTGCGAGTGACGGGATATTTCTGGAACATCGGCCCCGACACTGCGCTGATTGCCCGTGAAAACGACACCACATACGCCAAATGGCTGCACCGATTGGCGCCCGGCAAGGAAGTCTGGCTGACTTTCAAAGGCAAATACATGAGAATAGCCGCAACCGGCACAAATGATTCTGCGCGAGTAGTCGTTTCAATCCCGATCCGGGAATGAACCGTTGACCCGCACGCTTCAAATATCGGCCATCGTCCTGAGCCTTATCCTCAACATCAACCTGAGCAACGCCCAATCCGGAGCCGTTGTCAATTACCGTGACATACTGCTCGGTGCATTCCCGGACACGACGAGGCTCAGCACTTGGATGGCATACGTGGATGAGAACCTCGAAGAGCTTGTCAACGGCGGCATTGATCAGGCGGCACGTGACAGCCTAGCCGTGCATCGCAGCAACATCAATGCGTTGTACGGACTCATCGGGCCGGGAGCCGATAGCGTGCGGGCTGCGCACACGGCAGACACCGTGACGGCAATACTACCCGTTGCGCAGATTGCCGGAATCGATAGCGGTGACTTCGCCAAAGTATCATTACTTGATACTTATGCCGTCGATAGCGCGCGGGCAGCGTTCAAGGCCGACACCGTGACCGGCGATTTGAGCAAAGAGCAAGTAGGACTCGGCAACGTCAACAACACCGCCGACATCAACAAGATCGTTGCCTACGCCGACACGTCACGCGTCACGCATCGAGCTGATACAGTGCTGAATATGCTGCCACAATCGCAGATAACCGGACTCACAGCCGCATTGGCGGGGAAAAGCGGCCCAGTTGACTCAGCCAACTTTGCGAAGAGAAGCGAAGTTCTTGCATGGTTCGCGGCTGCGGCTGAATCAACGCTTATCGGGACTGCAATCAAATTGCCGATGGGATACGCCTCACAAGCGATTGTGATTGATACGATTGTCTATATCGGCACGTCAAACACAACGCCAAGCTCAACGCCAAAACCTTATTACGGGGCTGACATCACATCGGGGACGGCAATAATCACTTCGCCTTCTGCGATGACAAGCTCAACAACGGCGGTCAAGGTAACGAGCTTCGACAACGGAACAATCCCGGCGGGCAACATGGTCTGGCTGACATTCTCGGCGGCAAGCACGCCACACAAGACTTTTGCGGCAATCATCTACGGGCATAGGCAATGAAGCGATTGATTCTCATACTGCTATTTCCAACGCTTGCGCTGGCTCAGTATGCGCCGATGTTGACGTATCAATCCGCTGGGGTTTCTGCACCCACGTTCCACCTTGATATTTATCCAGGAGCGGCCCTTGCATTCTCACTAAGAAAATTAAAGGCAAGTTACGAAGGTGATTGCCTACTCGTGAGGCGCAGTTCGGACGATGCAGAACAGGCAATTGGGTTTTTGGAAAGCGGGCATCTTGATACTGTAAGTCTGAAATCATTTGTCGGCGCAAACGATGGCTTTGCGAAAACCGGTTACGACCAATCAGGCTCAGGGTATGACCTAACCCAGACAATAACCACTGCACAACCCCTGATTGTTGAAGGCGGGGTAGTTGTGAGGCAAAACGGGACACCCGCCTTAAAGTTCAACGGCACAAGTATGTTTATGAACACCCCGGCAGGCACTCAAAGCGGACTCAAGCCACTTTGGGACGGGAGCAACAGTGCAATGATAGCTGTAGCTACTATCGCCGCCACACCGCTACGCTGTTTGATGTGCAGTGCAAGGGGCACGTCCTCATTAGTAGGCTACGATATGTGGGCGACGACTACACAGCGGATAGGTTCATTCCAACCCAATGCGGCGAATGCCGACAATTACAATCTTAGCGCAAACAATGTACTGAGCGGGCAATCAATCATCTTTGATTTGCTCGATGCAGACAATGCTACTGCGGCCAACAGGTCAATCATCTATGTAAACGGCGGGGCGGCGATACAGAACAATGCGGGCACGGGGGATGTGTCAACATCAAATTCTTCTAATGCATTTCAGGTTGGCGCGAGTGGCGGCGTGGCGGTAAATTTCTGGTCAGGCACGATTCAAGAAATCATCGTCTATCTCTCAGACCAAACCGCCAACAGAACGGGGATGAGAGACTTCATGAACGCATACTACGGGGCTTATTGATGAAACCCCTCGCCATCATATTACTCGCCCTCACTCTCAACACAGCCCATGCGGACGGCTGGGAGAACGCGGCATACGTAGCAGTTATGAACATCCGTCTCTAACCATGCCCTCGACCCTCGTCATAGACCCCATCGACATCACGCCGCCAACGCAGGCGGTAGTGTTTGCCGATCTCGGCCTCGACGACATGCCGAGTGGGGCGTACAACGTCTCGGCAACGGGCTGGAACGAGGCACTCGGCATTGCCATCACTTTCAACATTGAAAACAAAACGGCGCAGGGTTTCACGCTCTCAAAGATCTCAGCACCGGGGAAGTTCGAAGGGCAATGCTTTGCGCACGGCTCAATCGGTGATGCACCACTTGCCGCTGCAACGCCCGGCACAACAAGGGACATATTCTACAACGCCGATTCAGTGGACGGCGAGCCGGGGAGTCCGGTGCAAATAGTTAAGACGCTACTGTCATGATCATCCGGGTCATACCGCCAACAATCATAGCGCAGCCGCGGACGGTTGTCACATTCTCACCTGCGTTGCCGAGTGCGCTGTACAACGCACAGGGGCGTGCATGGAACAGTGACCTCGGCATGAGGGTGACGTACAATGTGGGCGAGAAAACAAAGACAAGCATCGAGCTGCTGAACATCTCGGCGCCCGGCTTGTTTTCTGCCGAATTGTTTCATCACGGCATCGAAGGGGGCGTACAGACAATCATCATCGGCTACTATGACGACGCACAGTATGAAAGCAAGGCCCCCGGCGTGATGATCGAGAACAACGGCCCGAACATCAAATGCCTGACAGTGGATCTCGCAGCGCCCAAAGCCGCAACCTACACGGTCAACGGCACGGTGTATTACGAAGCGAGCCGTGAAAGGCTGAGTCCTGAAGAAACACAGATCAATCTATCGTTGAATCCCGTGTAAATGGCACTGCGCACATCCATAATGAACCAACTCAAGACGCTGATGGAAGGCGTGACACCCGCATTTGCTAAGGTTGCCGTGATGCGCAGTACCGACTGGAACGTGAGCGAGCTGCCCGCCTGCAATATTCGTGAAGCCGAAGCGGGCGAAGAAATCATCAGCAACGCATCGGCGAACAAAGTACACGTAACGCTGCACGTCGATTTCGTGCTCAGCTTCGAAGGCGACACGCCCTACGATGATGCCGCCGAGCAAATCTACAAAGTGATCGAGAAGATCCGGGCCGATGAAACAGGCGCACGCACGCTGGCAGTGTACAAAGTCTTTGAGATACAGGAAATCGGAAACCGCATCATCACCGATCAGGCAGAAAGTAAAATAGCAGGCGCACACGTACTGGTGGACTTCCATTACGAGCGAAACCGTTTATCAGGAACCCTAACATAAAGGAGAGAAATCCATGCCCGGAAATACGAGAATCACAATGGTAGGCGTCAAAACCGAGACGACACAGAACACCGCCGTTGCCCTTGCCGCCACCGACTTCATGCCTGCGGGCGACGTGGACTTCACGCCCAACGTTGAGCCGGTTGTGCAGGACTACAACCGTGCCTCAATCGGCGAATTGCCACACATAGCCGGGCGGCAGTTCGGTGAGCTGGCGTTCCGCACGCCAAACAAATGGAGCGGCGTTGCGGGTACACCCTACGCGCCGCTTGCGGCACTCATCCAGGCGGCGGGCTTCACGCAGACACTTGCAACGGGGAGTGAATCCGTTGGTGCGGCCTTTGCAAGCGCCAACAATCTCGGCACATCACCCGCGCCCGTACTCGCAGTTGCATCGGCAGGCTTCAAGACAATCTCGGGGAAATTCATCCTCACCCTGCTTTCGAAGACAACGAGCAATCCGGAAGGCGCAGTCTTTCAGATTGAGTGGCGCCCGAACAACGGCGGAGCGTCGGAGTTCACGACCTTCACCGTTGCCGATGATGCCTTCGCGGACGTTGCCGCCGATGATGCAGGTGACATTCAAGACCACATCGAACTCACGGTAAACGATCCCGACGGCGCAGGCGCAGGCGATCCGGTCACGAGCTGGCACGTCGGCGATTCGTGGGAGTTCACGTACGTCTCGGCATCACAAGTGGGAGTCATCTACACACCCGCCAATGCAAAGGCATCGTCGAACTACACCGGCCCGGGCAAATCCGTTTCGTCGGAAGTCTGGGTTGAAAGCGCAACCGGCGGGCAGTATTACAAGTGCAAGGGCGGCCTCGTTGCCAACGCAACGCTGAACGCCGTTGCCGGACGATTGAGCGAGTGGAACTTCACGCTGCGCAGTCTCTTCAATGGCGCCGCGGGCGATGACGATTTGCCGACGGAAGATCACGGCGAAGTGCTGCCTGCGATGTTCCAGAACGCAACGCTCACATCCGACGGTGATTCGCTGTGTGTGGAAAATCTGCGCTTCACAATTGAGAACAACGTCTCAAGTCGTGTCTGCGCAAGCGCTGAAGCCGGACTTGCAGGCTTTCAGATCACCGGTCGGCAAGTACGTCTTGAGTTTGATCCGGAATTGCCGGGCGTGGCAACGCATCCCGTAATCGCCAATCTGCGGGCCGGTTCGGTCGTGGCATTCGTTGCGAGCTGGACGATTGAAAGCAACGGCAGTACACCGCAGAAGATGACCATCGCCGGAAACATCCAGTACGCAAGCGCAAAGCCCACGGGCGACCGTGAAGGCATCCGCACGGCGGAGATTCAGGCGAAGTTTGTGAACGACAGCGAAACAATCACATTCGAAGAAGCATAATCACACACTAAAAGGGAGGCTCTAACATGGCACGCTTGGTAATTGACCCGAACGAAACCTGGTATTTCGTTCTACCCGAAGATCGCACACCGGAAGGCTCGGTACAACCCGGCAAGCCGGTATTCACGTTTAAGCATCTGTCAAGGCAGGTCCGTCAGCACATCGAAAACAGCACAGTGGTATATCAGCTCAACGATAAGGGACCCGACGCCAAAGCCGATGCGCTTATCAAATCCGGTGACCGCAACATGCTCGTCGTGAAGTTTGCACTTGCAGACGTACAGATCGACGGGCAACGCCCCGAATGGTTCAAGACTCAGCGGCATGCAGGCTACAACACCGATGCGCTGACAGACAAGACATTGGACGTCTTGCGGCTTGAATTATCACGGCTCGGCGCCGAAGGGTGGGACAAGCAGAACCTGACCGAAGAAGAGCGGAAAAATTTCGAACAGCCTGCGGCGTAACGTTCGACCCGAAACAACTGCAGGCGGGCACTCGGGTAGTGGATGAAAACTGGAATCCGGTTGACAAGAAACACCTTGAACGCTGCTATGTGGAGTACCGGGAAGTGATAGAGTTCTTCACAGACTTGGAACGAGGCATTATGATCATGACGATAGCTGACTACCGCACAATGCCCGCCGCAACGTTGGATGCGTACCGGATATTCAAGTCTGCGCTGGCGGAACACAGAGAATCGAAGAAGCCCCCGCCGATAGGGCTAAACTGAAAGCGTGCGGCACGGCGGTTTGAGCGGAGATGAGCCTCCCTTTTCTGACGGGTCGCACGCTGAACTTAAACGAGAGCAAGATGGAACTGATACTCAATCCGAATCAGATGACGCCGGGGAAAATGGCTGCGTGGGGCCGCCAATTTCCGAAGGGCGCATCTGCCGGATTGAACAGAACCGCAACGCAGGCACGCACACGATCAAGTCAGCTTGTGCGCGAGGGGTACAACATCAAGAAATCCGATCTCGACAAAAACATCGGCATCAGACGGGCAACGGAGAAGAACTTGGAAGCGGCACTGAAAGTAAGCGGGCGCAGGCCCAAGCTGATGCAATTCGGAGCGAAGGGGAGCATCCCGAGCAAGCCCGGAACCACGGGCGTGAGTGTGGAAGTAACGAAAGGGCGACGGCTGATAGTTGCAGGGTCATTCCTCGCCGTAATGCCGAGCGGACACAAGGGAGTGTTCATCCGGAAAACAACCAAGCGGCTGCCTATACAAGAACTCACAGGCCCGAGCGTGCCGCAGATGTTCTTCGGGCGGAAAGTATACAGGAAGCTGATCGACTACGTGCATGAGATTATGCCAAAGAACTTGACCGACGCAATAAACTACTGGATGCGATGACATGACGAACCGCGAGCTGCAATTCATCATGAGTCTGCGAGACAACTTCTCTGCGCAATGGCAGAAAGCCGTCGGCAACGCACAAGCATCGCTTGCCCGCATGCGTCAGCAGTTGGGGCAGGTGCAGGGATGGCTTGCGGGGGCGTTTTCGGTGGCGGCGATTGTCAAGTTGGAGGAAGCATTCCGCAATGCTCAGGCAGCAACTGCAACACTCAATCAATCGCTGGCAAAAGTGGGCGAGGCATCGAGGCTGCCTGAGTTTGAAAAGATGGCAACCGACTTGCAGAACGTAACCGGATTCAGCGACGAAGCAATCAAGAAGGGGCAGGAACTCATCGTCTCGATCACCGGAAGCGCCGAAGCAACAAGGGCGTTTACGCCGCTGGTACTCGACCTTGCTCGGAAGATGGACATCAGCGTTGAATCAGCTGCAAATATGATCGCCCGTACGGCCGAAGGTTCGGACGCATTGAAACGCTTAGGCATAAATATCGGGACAACAAGCAACGAAACGGAGCGTCTGAGTAAATTACAAAAAGAACTCGAACGTGTAGTCGGGGGAACAGCCGAGGCATTCGGACGGACTGAAGAGGGATTGAAGCGGATCCGTGAACAGAGACTCGACGACCTTTACGAAGACTTTGGAAAACTCGTTAATGACGTTCTCACACCATTCCGGTCATTGCTTGCAGATGTGGTTGATATAATGAAATCTGCGCCAACGCCCATCAAGGCAATGAGCTTTGCGATTGTCGGCCTCACAGCGGCTTTCATCGGGCTGAACATCCCGCTCGGCGGCATACCGATTGCAATCGGGGCACTGGTGACGGGTTTGATAGGCTTGGTGACATGGATCCGTCAGGATACCGAACACGTGAAGCGTTTCACAGATGCGGTACAAGCATTCGTTGATATATTCATCCCTGCACGCATTGTTGTCTGGTTCTTCGGCACGGCGCTGCCAGCCGCATTCGACATAGCGAAGAAGGCGATCTCATCGTTAGTGGACGCATGGAACGGCCTCAGTGATGCAATCAATGATTCGCCATTCATCAAAAGCCAAGTTGAGATTGCTTCGTTCTTTTTAAGGATGTACAGTGCATACAATCCGATATTTGCCGGACTGCGTGCGGCAGTGAAGCTGTTTGCGAAAGAAACAGCCGACACGCTCACCCCCGCCATCTCACATGCGAAAGTCGGCACAGAGGAATGGAAAAACGCATTGCAGGGCGTGCTTGCGGCACTGGGGGACACAACGGGAACCAAGGCAGCCGCAGGTTCAATTGAGGCAATGCGTCAGGAGCTGAAGAAGATGCAGGAAGAGTTCGACAAGTTGCCTGCATATAGCGCACGGTGGAACCAATTGGCAATTGAAATCCAGAGAGCGCAGAAGGAACTCGAAAACGTTCAAGCAGCTGCTGCGCTTATCGGCCGTGATACGTCCGTTATCAAGATTGCTGTAGAGGCAACAGTATCAAAACTGAAGCTGGATAAGAATCAACTACCGACAAACCTGCCGACGGTCGAAATACCTGCTGTTATCACAATTGACGAGGAATTGCAGGATGCGGCAGATATAGCGCCAATGCTTTATAGCAACATGCGGCAAATGTCGCGTGAACAATTCTTGATTTCCAAATACGGACAAGAATGGGTCAACAATCTAAAGAATGCAGAACAGGAATTCTTCGTAATTCAAGCAGTTGGTGTATCAGTTGCAGATACGCTATACAGTGAGTTCAATGACTTCTGGACTCGAACATTCGGCGAAGCGACATCACTTTTGCAGAAATTTGCGAAGCGATTTGCAGAGATACTTTTCGATGATCTGTTGCGGCGCTTTGTCAAGCAACTCAACGATGCCATCACTGGGGCCGGAGGCGGCGGCGGTGGTGGCATTTTGGGAGGTATATTCGACTTCTTACCGTTTCTTGCCTTCCTCTTCCACAAAGGAGGAACGGTACCGAAGGCACACAGCGGCGCATACGTTGACCCGAACGGGGCGCTCAAGGGTTTGAGTTTGTCGAACATTCCGAGCAATAAAGAATTCCCGATCATCGTACGTGGCGGCGAAACAATCCGCACAGAAATGCAGGAACACCACCTGCAACAAATGATTCAGCAGGCGCAGAGCATCATCAATTCGGCGAATCGACCGCCGGCGGGTGTGAGTTTACCCCCCTCATATCCAACTTCCCCGGCGGTTGCTTCACCGGTCGGCACAAGCAACACAACCACAAACCGCACAGAGGTGACGATCAACATCAGCGGCCCGGTAGTGGGACGGGCTGAGTGGGTGATTGAAAGCATCCAGGAAGCCGTGCGGCGCAGCGGCTTGCCGGTAGACCGGCTGGCAGTCAACACAAGGGGCAAACGTCAGTTATGAAATTCACCGCATCGGACAAATGGAACGTCTTTGCAAAAGCCGCACACAAGCAGCTTCGCATACGTGTGTTTGTCCGGCTGACGGCGGACATTGCAAACGATATCACCACCGGCACCTGGTATGAAATCACGCACGCTGTCAGTATCGACACGCTCGGCAAGTCGCAGGTAGAATATCTGCTCGGTCAATTCACGACCGACACGATGAGCTTTATCGGGCACGGCATAGCGCATTACAAGTCGATCATCTTTGCCGCCTCGGCATCACAGTACATCGAAATCAAAGTGACGGTGCAGCTCGGCAACAACGGCGACTGGGCTGATGATGAGTGTATCATCTTCTCGGGATTCGTGGACAAAACGGCGGGCGGAATACTTTACCACGAATCCACCGACACCGTGGACTTCACGGCGTACACAGCGCAGGATATCGGCTACCGCATTGCTGCCGAGAACCTCACAACGCAGTACATCGCCACCGATATCAACGGCACCGACGATGGATTGATACTCGAAAATATCCCCGGCGTGTACGTGCTGGATGCGAACATAGCGGGATTCGTGCTTGCATCGGGCGTGCATGAGATTGAATACAGATACAACGAGGGATCGCCAGCGCTCTACTTCAAAGGGGATGGGGCAGTCATTACGGGTGATAACACGACGTACACGCTCACCGATCCATCATTCAATCAGAAAATCAAGCTGTACGTCAAAGAAACCGACTGGCTGCCCGAGGAAGACAAGACGGACAAGATCATCGTCACGACCGAAGGCGAAACGTTGCCCCGTAACTGGTTCAAGACCGTGAGCGTGGCATGGCTGCTGCGTGAGTGTTACCGGCACATGGGCATTGCTGATGTGTACATGCAAGCGCTGGAATACCCGGTTGCGCCCGGTCAAAGCGTAACGGAAAAAATCAGCTACCTCGACGTAGCGGCGCCGACCATCTCGCCTACATCGCCGCGGCAAGCGATGACGACCGACGGGACGGATCTGTACATCGGCGTTGCCGGAAGAGTGTACCGTCGCAATATGACGGCCGGATTAACATACGGCACATACGACCTGCTAATAGACCTTGTGGAAGAAGGGGACGTGAATCCCTTCATCCTCAAACTGATGTACAACGCACGCAACGGGCACTTGTGGCTCTACTACATCGATGCGGCAGGGGCGAAGGTGCGGCGCTACATCTTTTCAAGCGATACACTCAGCTCTGCAACACTGCTGAACGCCACGAACACGAGAACACGGGAGTATGCCGTTGAGTTGTTCGACTTCAACTACGCCGGCTCAAGCTGGCATTATTCAATTGTGTACGTCGATACCGATGTTGGCGTGCGTGAAGTAGACGGATCATCGCTGAGCATCAGCAATGTTGACACAAACACGCCGGGCAACAGCTACCGCACTGACTTCATGCATCAGATGTCGGGCGGAATAGTTCGAGTAAGCGCACGGAACAACACGAACCAGTGGGGCTACCAGGAGCTGCAACTCGATTCGAGCAACACCTGGAATCTCGGCACGCCATTCGGCTTCGATGGATCATTCGGCGATGGCTACACGCTGGCGGCATACAATCCGGTAACAGGCGCAATCTACTTTCACGCAGACCCGGTCGGCGATATCTACTATCACACAACGTCCGATGCGACATTCGTGCCCGTGTACTTCCTGACAGGCGATGCGGCGGGCATTTATACGATACAATTCGACGGCGTGGATGCTGTGTATGCGGGCGTGCGATCGTCGGGCAGTACGCTCGACGGTATCAGTATCGGGTTGGTGAAGATTACGGGACTGACGCAAGTGGACATTGCCACAGTCGGCGATGTGTTCTACGGAACATTCACCGGAACGCCCCGCGGTATCGTTGTCTGCCGCATCGGCAACAACGCATACGGCCTGAACTCGGACGGCAAGATATGGAGCTACGGTACGACGCTGCATGTGTGGGTAAAGAGTGCCGACTTCGAAGGCATGTCCGTGAGTGACGTTCTGAACGAACTGCTCACAAGCAACAACTTTGCCGCGACCGTATCGAGCACAAAAAAAGCATACGTGTTGCCAAGGGGAGATTCAGGCGGAACACCGCTCACAACCGGCAACAGCATAGCTATCACCGTTGACGACGCAACCGACATCAGCGAAACAATTGGCTACGCACCGAAGGCGGCACTTGTGGAAATCGACAACGGCACGGTCCGGACAACATACAACGGCACGGCATACAACCGTGAAGTGCTCACCGATTCGCACAAAGTGAGCAAGCAGGGGGCGTACATCCCGGATGAGCTGGTGCCTGACTTGGCATATTACTTCTACCAATTCTTCAAAACGGAACGGCATCTCTACCGCATCCCCGTCGGCATCATGCCGCTGTTGCAGTACGAGCCGTTCGACGGGGCGAGCGTAACGTTTACGACAACGAAAATACAAAAGACCGCATCCGGCCCGATCATGGGCGTAGAGGTAGAGCTGGACGGTTCAATGACAATCGACGTATTGTTGGAGGCATAACATGGGAAAATTCCAAAACACAAAAGCCAAATTCCAAGCGCTGATCTGTGCGCTGTTGCTGGTAGCAGGCACAAACGCAGTCGTGACCGAAATTGCTGGCGGAACACTCAAGTCGGGCGTGGCAAACATCCCCGATCCACCGAGGCCATGATGGAAACACTCGTAGAAAAGCAAATCCGATTCACGCAGATGATCGGCTTGCTGATTGACTACGCAACGCAGAAGGGATACGGGTTGACATTCGGCGAAGCGTGGCGCACACCGCAGATGGCGAAGATCTACGCCGAGCAGGGCATCGGCAAGGAGAACTCGCTGCACAGGGAGCGCCTCGCCGTGGATTTCAACTTGTTCAAAGAGGGCAAGTTGCTGAGCAGGACGGAAGATCATCGGGAGTTAGGCGAGTTCTGGGAAAGTGTAGGCGGAGCCTGGGGCGGAAGATTCAACGACGGCAATCATTATTCACTTGAGCATGAAGGCAGAAAGTGAACGTCACATTCTACATACCGAATCTGCGCAGTGCCGCATTCACGGCGGGCAACGGATTCACCGCCGATGCAAACTATCCGCTATTGAACCTTTTCAACGGCATCCCCGAGATACCGGCGAAAAGCACAGCAACCACAACAGCGCAACGTATCGTGATGGATCAGGGAGCGGTCAAGACGTTTGATGCGGCGATACTGCTGAATCACAACTTCACGACCAATGACGGCCTGCGCATTCGATGCGCGTCGAATAGCGGCATATCGGCGGACGTGGAAACGGTACTCGACACCGCCACACCACAAGCCGACGGCGATCTTGTGATTGATGATATCGCATCATTCACGAAGCGCTACATAGCCGTGGAGTGGATGGGCGGGGCGCCATTACCTGAAGTGCCGAGGTTAGGCGGGCTGTACGTGTGTGAGAAATACATTTTCCCGAAACCGTGGGAGTGGGAAGGAACGAACGCATTCTACACCGACTACGGCCACACGTCGGAAAGTTACACGCTGAGCGGCATCCGGCGGGCATCGCAGCAGTTCGGCGGCTGGGCGCTGTTGGTACATAACTACAGAGTCTTTGAAAACGCCGACCGTGACATGCTGCAGCTCATCTTCAACACCGTACGGGGCCCGCTGATTCCGTTCATGGTCAAGGACGAAACGGGGGCGCTCTACTATGCGCACTTCGTGAACAAGAGCCTGCGCTGGACAGTGCGGGGCTACAATATGAACGACCTTGCAGAACCGATCATGCTGAGCACGGTACGGGCGAGCTACGGGGCAACATCGGGGCTGGACAATACACAAGAAGTGGTCGCATACACATAAAACGCTTCGGGGGAGGGAGCAAACGCAGATGAAACAATTTATTGAAAACAACTGGAAGTCGATAGTGATGATCATCTTCACGCTCGGAATGATTTACGCCAAGCTGGATGGCATCACCAAATCGCTGGAAGATTCGACGGGCAACCTCAAAGAGCACGAGCGGCGGATTCAGCAATTGGAAATCTCATCCGCCGAAAACAAAACACGGTACGAAGAGATCATGCGCTCGTTACAACGCATCGAGAAACAAGAAAGGACACGCAGATGAGACTAACGACACGGACAGCATTATGGATAGGCATAGCGCTGGTTGCCATAATAGCGCTGTGGCCGTCGGATTGCTATCCGCAACAAACACGTGACCCGTGGCGTGATGCAAGCGCTGTGATGGGCGCGCATGTGGTGTTTGCGGGTTTCGATGCTCTGCTCTATCCGAAGCTGGGAGAGGAAAACAAACTCTGGTACCGTGTCACGCAGTTGATGTTGCAGGGTGCTTTGTCGTATGCGCTGTACGAAATCGGCGGCTGGCGGCCGGTGATTGCATTCAACGTGCAGTGGTGGACGTGGAATGATGACCTGCTCTATTACTTTTTCTATGACCTCATGTACGGGAGAACGGCATTTAAGGATGAAGTCTTGGCCGGACGTGTGACTTGGGCAGGCTGGACGCCGGCGGGCCTCATCATCCACGGCGGGAAGCGTGAGCGCCTCAGCGGCAACATTCTGCTGACACAAGCGGGCGTCGGCCTGACGCTCGGATTCGCAATCATAATCTTTTGACGAGAC